CAACTCAATTTGGACAACCTCAAAACCCTTGGTTATTCTGTCGTTCAGTAATGGAATCCTACGTTGCAGATATGCAATCAGGAAAACTTCTATGGAAATATTTAAAAAGATTTCCTCTTATAAAATTCTTAAGACGCCATTATAGATTAGCCTTTAAAGGTCTAAAAGATAATGAGCCTTGGAGTCAAACTGCTGAAGAGTTCACAATGTCTCATACAATCCCAGGACGGCTTTCATTAAAATTTGAAGCTGCCGGAAAAGTAAGAGTATTTGCTATGGTGGATTATTTTACACAATATGCTTTACGACCTTTAGCCGATGATATGATGAGAGTATTGCGCGGACATCCGTCCGATGCAACTTTCTTTCAAAATACTCGAGTAGAGGAAACACTCCGTGAAAACTATCGTACTTGTTATTCCTTTGACTTAAAATCAGCAACCGATCTGATTCCTTCACAATTATATAAAATTGTTTTAGGAGCTAGATATGGTGATGATTTTGCTCATGCTTGGTTCGATTTACTTGTAAATCGAGATTTCATGGTTATGAAAACTAAAACCACTGCAATGAGAAGTCTTGTGAGATATACAAGAGGACAGCCCATGGGTGCTCTTTCTTCTTGGGCATCATTAGCTTTAATACACCATTATTTGGTGTGGTTATCGGCATATAGAGTAAATAAAACACTAGCTCGAACTTTTAAAGAGTACCTTGTACTTGGGGATGATTTAGTTATTTTTAACAAACAAGTTGCTATGTCCTATTTAGAAGTATGTAAAGATTATGGTATAACCGTTGGTTTACCTAAATCTTTCGTTTCTGATGAAGGCCTCTATCAGTTTGCAAGTCAGAATATCTATAAAGGTGAGTTTATCTCTCCTTTACCGTTAAAAGATGCTTTAGCGTCTTCTTTAAATTCCTCTATAGCTAATAAATTTAAACTTATTAGTTCTAGATTAGAATTTAGTAAACGGGTTAATCGACTAGGTTATATGAAAGACGACTCTATGATTTCCTTCGTGCGTGCACAAAGTTCATATCATCAATGGAAACGGTATTGTAAATTTTATTTTCCAAAAGGAATAATTCCTTCGGAAGTAAGAGATATATTACTGTTAATGCTCAACTTTGATCTAAGATCATCGCCGAACATCAAAACATTGGATAGACTATTAGCAGCATTAGCTGGAGATTATAGACTTTTATGTTCAAGTAATATTCCTGAATACTCTAATGCAGAGCGTAGTGCTTTTGTAAAAGGTTTATATAATAATATATTATTTGACCTTAATACAAAAGTTTCTAAGTTACAAAAAGAGCTCTCGGTTGTACATGTACAGCCTTTCTTTCCTTACTTTCAATCCCTTTATCTAATTATTATTAGAGCTTTGGGTGGACAGAGATTTAACTCTGCTTACCGTTTAGTTGAGATTAGTAAGTCGATTATGGAAGTACGTCATAAGGTATATAAATATACTAATGATCCTACTTTAATCGCGAAAGAGCTGGATGTGGGTCCGTTAGGTGAGGAC